CGTTTACGTTTGGATAAAACCTCAAACTTGACACACTTGTGTGTAGTGTAACTTGTTGGTTCTTTTGTTATACGTTGGTTTAGCGTGGTGTACCCTCGTGTATAACGCCAGTTTTCAGTTACAAAGCCTTCAGAACAATATCCATAGTCTTTCGCCATAATAGCTTGGACTACAGGGTGGTGTATGTGTACACCGAATCTCAACTCACTCTGGAGTAAATCACAGAAACTATGTAAGTCGGATAAATTAAGCTTATACCTCGCGAGCAAACTATCAACATCAATGTTGTGGCTAACTATACCAGTTCTTTTGATTTCTGATTGCAATAGTTTGGTTTGAGTAATTCTATCAGCGGGCTTGTAAGCTTTTGAAAAAGCTGCTGACAATATATGTGTTCCCCAATTTTCTCGAGACTTAAGGATCTCGCGGGCGAACATGTCACACTTATCTTTAAGTGACATACTCTTGGACGGCTCTATGGTCCCTGATATATGTCCCCATCCTCTTAGCCAACAGCCTAGATTAACGTAGGGCTTGTATTCACCACTCTTAGTTTTTCCCCATGAATGTTTGAGGAATTGAACATCTTCTATAGAAGAACAATGATCTACCTTGATAATGTATCCAGCATTAAAGGCAGAATCATGTATAAATTCTTCAAAAGTAGCTTTAGTAACTGTTCTTCTATTGGCTAAATCTGCCATGGCACAAAAGAATAGTATCTCACTAAAGTTGTTCATTAGAGTGGTTCCCGAAAAACCAGAAGGTAGATAGTATTGTCCTCGTTTAGTTTTAACTTGGATGAAATCGTAACTCTTCTTGTCTTTCGGATTAGCTAGGTTAGATGACCTATTGATAAGTCGTACGGGTTTTTGGCACTGTTTGAAAGCTCTACGAATGTGACTAGCCTTACTCATATCACATGAAAGCACTGCAATAGCGTATTCAAACTCTGCCTTAAACATGCTTCCATCTGAAGCACTGAAGTCAAGGTTGGCTCTAACGTATCCATCCTTGGTCTTCATGACTACTACTGAGTCATCAGAAAAATAGAGAAATTCGATTTTGTAAATCGGAGACACCACTCTCTCAATAAACTTGTCTAATTCCTCTGGCTGTGGTCCAGCAATAAAAGTAGCTCTACATCCTCTGTATATAAAGTCTTCTTGAAAAACCTTCTTCTGAATCGAGGCCATGGGGCCATGCTCGAATGCCGATTCATCTGATATCTCTCCTATTGCTCTAACCTGCTTCCCTGGAGCTAATAACTCACCGGGCTTGGTTTTGTAATCCACATATTTTCTATAATCGCGTACGAAGCGACCTCTCTCTTGATTTTTCTTTCGGGTTTTCTCCCTCAACTTTTTCTTGGGACAGGGTAATGCTACCCATCGGTCAACCAAGTCAAAGTACTCGTCGTCCTTCGAGACTCTACTCGCAAAGAATTTCTTAAATCTCTTTGGACCAGATGTCTCTACTATTCTTGCTTGATTCGCGACTAAAGTCGTGTGTAAAGCAGTACTCTCTCTAACAGAAAACAAACGTTTTATGGCTCCACCAACAAGTGCACGTGGTGTGTTTGCATGCCACTGGGCTCCAGTGTTAAACCCTGAAAATTGCAACATCTGTTCGGGTTTTGATTGCAATCTTTCATTCATTCTGAAGCTGAAATTTGAGACTTTGTTTGTACCATAAACCTCAAATTCCGCACCCTTTGATTTAATGCTTTTAATTGTCCAATTAAATCTTATTTGACACAATGCGAAAGCGGGTAAATCTTTCACATCACGAGGGCATGCCTTATAAGGACCAACCGACCAAGCCCCTATTTGCTGGCCCTCAGCGGAAAATCCATCTCTGGAAGTTTAGCCTTGGTGTTCTTACTAGTTCTCTCAGATGCCTGAACTGTAAGCTCCTCCTTGTACTGGATAACAAATGTACAGGCATTAGCCCTGTAGGAGATTTCTGTTATCTGGTTGACTTTGCTAAATTCCTTTAATGGAAATGACTGTTCGAGTATTTGCATTGCCAAATTAAACGTGTGATCGTTCAATTTCATTCCTGCCAACTCTGCTAACAACACCGTCAAGTACCTCCGTCTGGTCTTGACTTTAACTATGGCTGTATAACCAGATGTGTTTTGTAATGAAGTTGCATCCCCTAATCTATGGGAGTACTCGGTAGTAACTCTTGAACCATAAACACGGTGCGATGTAACTTGATTAGATCTAATTACAGCTCTATCCACGTCTACATGATAGCACGTGGCCTCTCTCATTCTTTTCATCACGAAGTGAGCAGCTCCATAAAGTGGTGACATACAATTGCGTACGGGATTGACTTGTGTCTGGAACACCTCAATGTCAATCGGCTTTACTACCACCTCCCTGAAGAATCTCTTCAACACCTTAGCTGCTCGCATCTTGCGGCTAGCGTTTAATTTTAGAATAATCTGGTTTCTGTTCCAGTCCATGCGTTTGTCAGCATAGATCTTATCATTTTTGATAAGTTTATCCTTCTTCTTATCATAACTGTACAATAGTACCAGTTTAGGTGATTGTTGATGAGTGTACTTAACAAGACTCTTTACTTCCGCATATCTTTTGGCTAGGTTCTTTCTCTCCCACTCGCCGTATTTACCAATATGCTTAAAGACATCTCTGACATGCACTCCGTGATGAAGGAATGCCTCCCCTGAGACTAAGTGTTGGTTCTGTATCAAGTCATAGAGTTGATTGATATGAAGCTTCAACTTCGGTATAAAACCGATCTCATTATTGTACTTTAATTTATTAACCACTAGTGGTAGTCGTTTCACGACATAATCTTCTGGCACTGGTGGGAATAATAAATGAGGGTACGTTTTGAGAATCCTAGCCTTTGAGTTCTTTTTGACAGAGTCCCTCCAGACTCTTTCTGAGTAAAGCTTACCTACTTTAGGTTTGACAGTTTTGAACTCCATCTTGGAGCTCACAACCATATTCCTTGGCTTCGGTTCTGCTGTGACTTTAACCACTGGGATTTCAACCTTTTCTTCTTCTTTAGGTTGACTTGCTGGTTCCTTCTTAACTGCTACAGCTGCGTCTTTCTTGTTGCTGGATACAACGGTTTTCAAGACTTCATGCTTCACAGTAGATTCCTTAACTGCTACAGCTGCGTCTTTCTTGTTGCTGGATACAACAGGTTTCAAGACTTCATGCTTCACAGTAGGTTCAAAAACTTCCAACATCCCAAAGTGGTGAATTTTCCGGTCAACATCTTTGGCACCTGAGTTGTGCTTTGTAGTTGCCGCTTCTTTGTTCACTCGCTTTGCTTTGGCGTGATCGTAGCTTTTTGCTTTCGCAGAAACCTCGGCTCCGACCTTAAGCTGAGGTTCCTTGTTTTTTGCTCCCTCTGGAGACTTGATCTGACTATCATCTTTTTGATTGCGTGTATTAGGTTTCATACTTCTACTGTTATGAAACCCCACACGCGTCAAAAAGGTTGGATAATCAGGGACCTTTTTGATAAAAAGGTACCTTGAAAAACCACCTTACGACACGCGTTCTACCCTCAGCTCACTATTAAGCCTGCCTTCCCTTAAATTTATAATCACGTCAATTATAAATATACGGTAGTTTTAACATGAGTAATGTTTAGTCACACATGAATTTATGGGTATGGGGTTTGCTCATAATCTTGGTACTTGGGATGAGCGACCTCAAGTATTGCTCTAGGTTGACCCCTAGTGGACTGCCCCGATGCCTCTGGGCGTAGCTGCTCTACAATTTGACTCATGTAGTGTGAGTTGTGGTGGGGTTCCAGCCCAGATCGAGATCCGCATCTCAAGCTTGATTACAATATATTTCAAAGGTTTAGCTCTAACCTTGCCCGTTCTGGGTCTTGTGGTGTGCTACTAAAGGCTTGGTAGTAGCGACCTGCTGATTACAGCTTACAGGATTGAGGATTCCTG